TATTGCTGTATCCAGATCTTGAAAGAATGCTTTGCGATTGCAGTACACGCTGTCGAAATGCACGTCTGATGTGAAAAAGAATTTCTGTTCTGTGCCGTCAATTACAAAAGTGGTAATAGCCCCAACTTGTTTACTGTCGATATTCAATAATCGCTCCTTGTCAATTCCATCGTACACATTCATTCATCGTTAGAATAGTATGCAAAATGGCAGTTAACACCATCGTATAGGTAAACGCGGGATTCTACTAGTACGCAAACGTAGCAATTACCTTATCGCCGCAACCCTCTGAAACAAATTTAAAAGTGTGATGGACTGAATAATGAGATACGTTATTATGGCGGCTATGATGCCCCAAGTCCGGGTTGACCACTTCTCGCGCTTTGCCTTGACCTCTTTTTTCACGGCATCTGCCATATCATCGGCAGCTTTTTTATCCGCGTCGTCACTACAATTCCTATCCTCTAACTTTTGCACGCGCTCAGTCAGTGGTAGCTTACCGTTACCCTTGACAACTATTTTCATCAGGTCGGTAGTGGAGTCCTCAACGTTTTTCACGCGCCCCTCTATCCTGGCAACGGCAACGGACACTTTTGTTAATTCGGTGAATATCTGATTGTTTGTAACTGAAGACGCCATAACTCAACTCCTAGTGCAAAGTGGGATGGTATTGCCATAATTTCGCCAACTTTTCAGCGTCTGTGAAAGCGGTTACAGGCGCGGCGTATGAATAGGTCGCTACGTTGTAAATGTGTGTCGCAGGATCGCCGTAAACATCCTCGAAGCGTACCCGTGAACCGTCACGCGGGTCAATAATGACGTAATACGCGCCAGACTTACCCACAACTAATACCCAGTGTTGCTCAACCAAAGATGTATCAGGGTTATAGTCCACGTGTACCATGACGGGTATTTTCTTTGCCAGGGATTCGTCAATTTTATCCAGTTGTGGACCTGTATACTTCGCGGTGAATTTCAATCCTGGGAGTAACCGCTCGATTGAAGCCCAGACAAACAGGTTGCCGGAATATCCACTGTTGGCAATAAGCCATGTGTTCAACCTTGCCGGATCTGTGTCATACCCCAAATGTTTCAGCATCATTGATACACAAGTTATCAAACATCCATCAGCGCCAATCGTTGTAGTCCCAAAATGGTTATCTTTCCATCTCGCGTCTTGCTGTGAGAATGGTTGGATATTCATAACATTTGACATGTCGATGATTTCATCTTCACTTGTCGGCACTCCAAGCCATGACTTCCACTCGTCAACCGTTCCCAGGAATACGTTTAGATCGAGGGCGGCGGACTCCATACCTAATTTCATCCCGTCCGCTATTCCATCGTTATTTATGTCACCATCTGAAGCGTACTGCCACAGCTTCACGCGCCCGCGCCATTTCCAATAAATAAGTTTATCCAATATCTTCTGATAAGTAACCGTCTTGTTGTACCACGCCAGCCATAAATCGGAATCCTTGAACCAGTCGCCAAACACCCACATAAATCCTGGCGAGAAGTACATACTAACATTCCTGCCAGACAACCTTTTATACTCGACCATGAATGCCTTAACACCTCTTGCGTATTCAGACGAATTCAAGATTGTTATCGCTCCACCATAACTACAAGGCTCACAGTCAATGTGTAACGGTAATTCCCCAGGATCTGCTTTAAGTGAATCCCAACATTCCCCCGCTTGCACGGTTGCCCATGATTCGATTGTCATTCCCTTGCCCCGGTGAGAGTAATAATCGAAGTACCAATACGGCATTCTCGCAATCTTTCCTTTTCCTGATTGCCAGTATGATTTGAACATCCTATCTTCCACAATGCCAAGACCAACGCGAATACCAGCGCCTTTAAACCCCTCGGCGATCAACTTGTCGAAGTTGGGTTTATACGGGGTATCGTATCTATCCTGATACTGGCTTACATCAACTAACCTAATCGGAAAATCACTAAAAATCATCCCAACCTCCACCAACAAGCAAATCCACCATAAGCGCCTGAACATGTCATATGCCGCCCCAAATCATTCTTACGGCAAATTAGGTTGCGCGGCGATACGGGTTGTAACCGTATCAGACGCGCTTCCAACGACCCCGTAAATGTTGTCAATCACCCTATCATCAGCCACCATGACGTGATCTGTAAAATATGTAAGATCGGCAGTCCTGACCGCAGGACCCTGGAACAACAGCCCGGTTGTGTTTTCAGTTACATCGGCGTATTCTGCTGCTATTTCAGCGGCGCTCAATATCCGGCCATAGTATCTAACATCCTCTATCACGCCATCGAACGGGTAAGTTTTCGGATGTGCGGCGGTGTCCATATTTCCAATGGCAAACTGCGCCCCTGTTTCATCGTTGATCGCTCCGCCAGGACGTAACGCCTCGGTAACCCCGGTATCTTCGACGCCGTTAATATACATCTTTGGCAGGGTAGTGGCCGTTGTGCAGTCACGGGTAACCGCCACATGCACCCATTCGTCATAAGGTAACGCCCCAACGGATGAAAACCACGCCCCGGATGTGGTTGGTGCTTCTTGATAAAATCCCAGTGAATCGCCTGACATATACAGGAACCATCCGCCACCAGTGGAGCTGACGCCATAGAACGCGCCTGCAATTATCTGCACGTCCTCGGTCACCCCGGCGGAGTGAATGAATATCCACGCCTCCACAGTGCGCTCGTTTTTATTGATAAGCTCGGGCAAATACCCGAATCCGATCATGTCGGTTGACGCGGCGTTGAACTCAGCCCCGATCAGGCTCAATCCCATAAACAGGGTAAGTGATAGCTTTAATACCCATGTGCACATAATAATGTTCCCTCCGATTACTGTTAGACTTACGTTTTGGATATAGTAATATCCAGATAGCCCAGTTTGAGATTCTACAACCTCAACCAGGTCGCCAACGTCCAGGCTCAACGCGGCGGTCATCATTGCGCTTGATTCGTTAGCGCAAAACGTCAATTTGTTTATTCTGGTATGTGGTTGTTTGTTGGCGTCAAGAATAGATTGGTTTATTAATTGACCGTAGACAAGATCACGCTGATAAGGCTGGTTGATGGTCTCTGGTTGATAGCCGAACTCGTTATAACTAACTGAGCTTGTGGCGATTGACTCAATCGGGTTATATGTGTAAATTCCCAATCCCCGCGCCTGGAGGAATGTGATATACCCGTTCAGAGTTGAATTATTTGTTACTGTAAACGTGACGCCGGAAGCGGTGTAGACGGCTGTTACCGTACAATCTGCGGTGATATTAGTCCCCGTGCCATCCGCTTTCGTGTTGCATAAAAAGTCGGTGGTTGCTACAGGGTCGACCATCGTATCTGGGTCAGCGTTACATCTACGCCCCGCCCCGCTTGGATCTGTGTAATTTGAGCTGAATACTACAGACTGATTCGACCCTACCAACATGGGCGTTGCCAGGTCATACAGCACCTTCACGCCGCCACCAATCAAGTCAATTTTCTTTGGATAAGCCGTGACCGTCACCTGGTTAATAACGTCACCATCGTTTATATCGGCATCTACCATAGTGTCTGATATGCTTAAAGAGGCTGTGCCAGAAGCGTTGCGATGATACATATTCTCAAACACCAGCGTTTCGCCGTCTGTCCCATCGTGCCTGAGATAAATAAATCCCATCTCTGACCTTGCAATTTTCGCAAACTCGGAATAGGCTACTGTTTTATTAGTGGTCATGTCAAATGTTGCCGGGAATACTACCTGCCCGGTGTCAAAACTGGTTGCAAGCGGACGAAGGTCGGCGGGCATTGCCGCAATAATTGTGTCAAGCGCCTGGTCTGCGGTCTGGTCATACCCAACGCCCAGCCCGAATAAAGGATATTTCGCGGCTCGATCCAGCCAGTCAACCGCCGTGATCCTGACCGAACGCTGCCCGTATAACCCCGTTGTTGGTTTTATTTTGTCGATATAGAATCGCTTAACATAATCAGTTGTGCCAAATGTCTGCACCAGTTTTATGGGGACGCCAACCTTGAACCCGCTCATTAATTCAGCACGCCCAGCGGAGAATTTCCAGCCCGCGTTGTTTAGGGTAAGTGTCATAGTTCCGGTGCTCGCCAGGATGTCTAGTGGTCCATTCCCGTTGATACCCCACTTGAGACCAATATTGTCCCTGTGCAGCACGTATGAGGTAATGTCTACCCATGCCGCGCTTAGATATACCCACACGCTCCACGAAGTAAGGTAAACGCTCATCCTGCCGCCTGTAGTATTGAGTCGCGGATTGTGCGCGGTAGAGACTCAATAGCTGCTAACAATTCCTGCTCGTATCCACCACCGGATTGCCCCGCAGGAGTAACTTGCACGTGTTCACCGGATTGAACTCTCATGGGGAATGAGTCGTTGGGGTAGCCAGGGGGTACAATGAAGTCTCCGCCGTTGGCATACCCATAATTGGTTTCGGCATCTGTACTGCCAGGAGCCGCAGGACCGCCGCCGTTTACGTTTATATTGAACGAGGCGTTTTTGTCATTTGGGTCCCAATTTTCCCACTCGCGTTGCACCCTTCGCATTTCTGAAATGGCGTCAGCGGAATAGATGCCCCACTGGACGCCTTGTGCTAGTAGCCATTCCATCTCGTCATCAGTCAGAATGCCATCAGCCATTGCTTTCTGGTCGAGGTAGCCTAAAATTATTCTATGAGTAGCATCTTCGTGCGCAGCCGCAACTTCTCCAGCCTTCACGCCATTTGTCACTAATGCCGCGTCAACCCCTTTAATTGCAGTGCTTGTCTCGCTGTAACCCTGCTTTATCAGTCGCGCACGTTGTTCAAGTAACGTGGCGCGTTCTTCCGCTATGGATTGAGACGCTTCAAGGTAAGTCTCTTCCGCCTGTGTAAATGAAGCTGCCATTGATACCATGTCTTTATTGGCGTCTGACATTTTCTTCATGGCGTCTTCAGCGTCTAGCGCCGCTTGTGCAAGGTCAGACACACTAGAGGCGGCGTCTTCACCCTCAACCCCAAGATGCCCCATTTGCGTCGCTACTTCTGGAATAGAACCCTTCAACAAGTCCATATACTGCGATAATCGGTATTCGCGCTCTGACAGTAACCCTATCTTTTCGGCAGTTTCGTTAGTGATAGCATTACCTTTGCCCCATAACTGCATTTGTTGGTAGCTGTTTAGCGTCAAAAATCCAAGCGCTCTTGCGTTGTCAATTATCTTTTTCTTGTATTCGTCATAACCAGCGCCGCTTGCACTCATTTGAACGGCATATTTACCCTGAACATCTAGTAATTTTGATTGTGTATTAAACAGGTCGTTTATTACACTTACGGTTTCCGCCATGTAGGGGAGTACAACACCGCCAACTGTTTCACCCAATTCCCCCAGGTTGTTTTTGAATATGGCAACTTGCCCGGCGTAGGTTGTACCCATTGCCTCAGCCATGCCGCCAACTTCGGTATTCAATTCTGACATGATTAACTTTTGGTAGCCAGCCATGTCCCCGGCTTCAAACATCGACTTCGCCATTTGGATTTGAGCATCCGAGAACGACACACCGATCCGTTTCATTGCCGCCATACCTGACGGGTCATTCAGCGCTTTACCTAACTGGATTACGGACGACTGCAAGTCACCACCAAACGCGGCGGACATATTAAGCGCGGCTTCCATTGCATCTGGGAATACTTCGCTGCTAACTTTTGTAAACGTGAGCATCAAGGCTTCGGCGGATTTGATCGTGTCGTCGTCGTATATGGTGACTTTTGCCAACGCAGAGGCTATTCCCTCTAACGAGTCGATTGTCATTCCAGACACACCATTAGTGGATTCAAGCACCTGCTTTAGCCTGGTGGTCGCCTCTTCCGCTCCAATAGCCTCGTTGACCGCAAACTTTAATCCTTTTGCGATCAAGTCAAATGCAACGGCGGCAGCCCCTATCTTTCCGAGGTTGCTGATAATTTTGCCAATGTCACCATTAAGCATATTCGCGCCGGAAGTAAACTTGGAGCTGTCTATTCCGATCTCGGCTAATATTGAAGAAACTCGGGTCGCCAAATTTACCTACCTTTTATTGAATGCCGAACCAGCCGCTTTATTGCGCCCGTCCACGACCTGTAAATACTCATGTAAATCACCCATTTTCAGCGCGTCAACGTACTCAAGCGTCCATCCGAACGTCTGTGCTAACTGCCAGCGCATATCCTCAAAAGGCGCGCCTTCCTGCCCTATTCGGGAGAGGTAGACGCGCTTTGAGAGTTTTTTGGGTCAGCCAACGGTTGACTGCCAACTTTTAGAACTGACTGGACAATCCTACGAACATCATCCCGCAGCATTTGGTCAAATTCATCGGCTTTGATTCCGGTACACTTTTCGAGGAACAAGTTATCTTCTTTGTGTGTACCCTTACCTGAGAAAAATTTTGTCCATTCTCCCCAGGTAATTTTGCCAACGTCAATAACCGTGTTTACACCGTTGCTAAGCGTTATCTCTCCCATGTGTCAGCGCCCCTTAATTACTTGCTTTGGTGGGTGTACCGCTGCCCTGGAAGTCGCAGGAAATTTCAACAACATCCGCATACGGCCATGAGATATTAGCTCCGCCAGCGAACGCAGGGATGGTGTACTTGCGTTTCCCTGATGCGGTGCCTTCCGGCTGGATAATAAGCGTGCCGAATGTGTTGGATTCGAGTGCATCTTCTAACGCGGTTCCTGCGGACTGCATAACGCCCTTGTAGGAAACTTTGGTATCCTTCACGGTGCCGATGTAACTTTCAAACGCGTCAGCGCCTGCGGTTGCGTTGGCAAGTTTGCCACTTGGCGTGTAGGATACCGTGCGGAAGTCACCGCTTAACGCGATGGTGCCACCGGATGAGGGGAACCAGTTGATTACTAAATCCTTACCTGTGATTTCTGCCATCTTATACTCCTGTGTGATTTGAATAAAAAACGCCCACGTTACCATTCCGGTAAATCGCAGGCGCAGCTACTAAAGCGGGGCTTGATTGCTATTCAGTTGTCATTTATCTCATGTTGAGTCCAGTCGAATCCTGTATTCAGCACCGACCATGTAAGACTCCCTTCCCGACGCATCCTTTTCAGGTAACGCATATCCGCTTTCACGCGCCAGCCAGAAGTTTGTAAAGCCTGTTACTGTCAACGGTTTGTGGTGTAGAAGGGTATCAATTTGCCCGTCAATCGTTCCGGCTGTGGAGGGTGAAGCGGCATACGCCCGGATGAACAGCACATCGTTTTTAGTCCTGTTCGGGTTGTCGTTATCGTCAAGATCTGCGGTGTAATCCCAGACAACGTAGGGGAACGGGTGATTGTCAGGCGCTTTGAGGAAGAAAACACTTGTCCCTGCTGATGTAGCAGTACCGCCTAATCGTGAATAAAGTGCCGTGTTCAGCGCGTGTAAACTCACTTTAGCGCCTCCTTTACGTCATTGAAAAACTTATCCGCTTGTTTCTCGCAGGCGTTACCGAGAAAATGAATCGCAGGTACGCCTCGTGAACTTCCTAATTCTTGCCATATACCATAATTTACGCCGTCCTGTATTGACCAATTCTCACCGCCGCCTTCTGGCAATGCAGATATGCTGTTCTTCAACGCGCCAGTATCCACCGGGGCGTTTTGAGCGGCGTTCGCCTGGATTGCCAGCGCGTTCTTCTTGACCGCTTTCTTCGCCTTTTCTACAGCGGATTTCTCATACTGCGCTAAAGGCTTCGTGTCAATCTTCATGTTGAATATCAAGGTATCTTCTCCACTGCTAAACGCTTGACGCCAATCCACGACTGGTTAGTGTTCACGCCGACAATGTTATAGGTATCCGTGCCTATCTGTATCTGGTTGGCGGTGGTGATCGTTTTGTCATAAGCCATTGAGACTATGCCAGTCTTGAATGATTGCACCGCTCCGGCTGCCATTGCCTCTTTACCCGGATTGGGGAAGTCGAGGCGACAGGGTACAGCCGTGCCGCCTGTGATTGTCCCCGCCGTGTCAGTCCATCCACCCGCGCCGTCACTGGTTCGCGTGATACCGAGCACGCTACAAGTATCAGGGAATAGTTGACCAATATCAGCGCGTATCTGTGCAAGTTCGGCGGCGGATAATCCCTGCGTCATGTCATATCTCCGCGGACTAATTCGACAGGCGTACTCATTGACACGCTTGCCATGCTCTCATATCTTTGAGCCATTTTCATGCACATGGTAGCCACATGACCGCGCTTGATGCTGTGACCATCGGTTGAGAAGTCGATCATCTCACTCGCGTGTGCTGCCTTCTGGAACCACACATCGGCGGCGGCGGCGTAAACGTCATAAGAGAATCCGGTTAAGAAGTAAGCCGTCCCCTTCGTGTCAGCGGTGAAACTGATCAATCCCTTTTCGTAATCCGCGCTCCAATTTGCTGTACCTTGTGCCGTACCGCCAATGTCACGGATAATGAACCTGGATGTACCGCCAACGGTTGTCTCGAAGAATCGGTTGTTAGACTGGTAGTCGAGATAATTGACCGTTCCGCCCGCCATGATTGGGATACCGCTTATTACTTCATCCCTGACTGGAGTAACATACCTGTCCATCACGGCTTGCAGTTGGTCATCACTCCAAAACGTAGCGGAGCCAACGGTGTAATCCGCCGTCCCTGCGTTGGTCATGCCTCGTAAGGTTGTCAGTAACGTACTCATTCCTGCTCTAGCGGTCATGTTGCTCCTTGTTTATTCCCTTTTATAGTGGCAGTGTCAACGTATTAGCGCGTCTGAATATTCGCCATTGTGCATCGGAATTCCAGACCTCGCCAATAGCATACGCAACCGGAACAACGTTATCTATCTTTGTCTGATAAATTTTGTTGAATGTTGCGACAGATCTGTCTTGAGTGAATAAGTAATACCCGCCCGTTATCTGGGAATAATCACTAACGTTTAGCGCCAGGTCAGGGGTGTAAAGCAGCGCGGCATAATACCCGTCAGAATCATAAACATAACCTGCCGGACTTTTGGCATTTACTACCTTCGATTCGTCATCTGCGCTTAGCGTTACGGATTGTCCTGGCAGGGCTATATTAGCCCCCTTCTCCATAAAGATACCAGTTGGGAACATGGCGGGATATACTGTTATTGTGACTCCACCCAACGCCCAAGTTGTTTGTGTGGTTATTCGCAATCCCTCGGTAGCAGTCGGATAGTACGTAGTAATAGACGTACCAATTATGGTTGCTCCGGCTCCAATCTCAGAATGATACAGACTGGAATTCCTTGCAAACGAGATAACAGTGCCAGCCGTAATACTGCCGTCGGCAGGAGTTACCGCAACGCCATCCACCGTTATAACTGTTGAATTTAGTACAGTATTTCCGTGACCATGCCCTACCCACTCGCTATTGGTCGCCCCTGTTGGTTTTATGTGCTGTACAGCCTCATATACCGAAGCGCCAGCCGCAGCGCCAACTAATTGCTGGGTTTCCATAAATATCCCGGCGGTTGCGACTGTTACTGATGTACCGTTATAGTACATTCCGGTAATGTATAGTCTAGTGGCGCTTGAAGCGTCTCTTTTATACCCCGTATAGGACAATACAATTGTATGAACACCGGCCGTTAAATCATTTGCAAGTTTAAGTTTCACGTCATAATCAGCGGCGGCGGAGTACATATCAATTACCCTGTCAGTTGGATTGAGAGTACCGCCATTTGCCACCAGGATAGTATTCGGGAACGTTCCTGCGTCCACTAAATCTTGAGCGGTTGAGAGTAAATCCGCTAATGTATTGTCTCCGTCAATCGAAACTAGAACAAGCCCGGCATTAGTAGTCTTCACGTGCCTTATACCCACCCTCTTGACGTTCGCGGGAGTGGTAAATGTGATATACCCACCTGCGGTTAAGCAAAAACTGTAAGTACCACCATAAGCAAGCGCTTGAGCAGCGTCATTGGTCCATGTTCCTGTTTTTACTGCATAAGTCGCATTATTGTCTTTGACTGATGCCATCGGAATACGATCTTCCATTGTAGAGACCGCGATGTCCGTTTTCCCAGAAACTGTAAACGGAGTGAGCTTTGTCCCGTGATACCTTCCGTCTTGAATTGGAGAGTACAACCAGTAGGACGTACCAACCCGTTCAATGCCAACTTGACCACCGTCACCTGTGAATAAATCAAGTAGCGGTCCCAAGTAGTTGGTGCTAATAGTAGGGGTTCCGGCTCCCTGGAAGTCACATGATATTTCTACAGTGTCATCAAATGGCCAGTTGACATTACCACCCAGAGAAAAAGCAGGGATCGTGTATTTTCGTTTACAAGATATAGTCCCCTCGGGTTGGATTATCAATGTTCCAAACGTGCCCGCTTCTAACGAGTCCTCAATAGTAGTTACGGTGGTTTGCATCACGCCACGGTAGGAAACCTTTGTATCTTTAGTCAATACCAGGTAATCCTCAAATGTAGCACTACCAGTAGTTATGTTTAACAGTTTGACAGACGGGTTATAACCAACCGCGCGAAAGTCTCCGCTCAAGTCGATAGTCCCGCCTGTCGTAATCCAGTTTATCAATAAATTCTTACCAATTAATTCTGTCATTTTACACTCTCATTTAGCCAGTTATCACGGTTCTCGCGCCATTCGATACGATTCCCCATGTTTGACGCGCACACAAAGCAGGACGCAGGGACTTCTCTCGTGGATAAGTAATCCGCTAATGCTTGTTCGGTCAGTTCCTCAATCGCGATCCCGTCAGTCTCTTTTGGCAGTCCTAATAATATTGAAGGGATAAACGGCGCGGTACAGCAACGGTAAAAATATCCTTCGTCAATCACGTGACGGTTGATGTTGTACCAACAGGCGTTGAAGCGCCCCTGTGCTATGTCCTGCGGTGACGGTTCCTTGTATGCACACTCCGTAAATATCACCGGATGCCATTGTAGGGATGTTCCAGCCCGCTCACACTTCGCGGTGATATAGGCTCTTTCAGGCTCCCCGAGTTTATATGGCGTGATGATCAATTCATCCAATATCTCAAAGAACGCGTCCGGCATTTTGTAGATGTTCTGCCCGTTGGATGTAACTTCAAGGGTATCCGCTATGCCTGAATCCTTGACAATCTGCAACAACTCCATGATGTCGGGGTGCAATGTAGGCTCACCGCCCACAAGGTTATAGCGGTCGAAGTGGACTATCTTAGCCATTGCGGTGAGGTCACGTTCTAACGTGGCCGGCTCGATAAAATACGGCTTCTGCATGGGTATGAAGTGGTTACATCCTACACATGAGTTTTGGCAGGCAAGCGTGACGTTCGTTTCACCGTGCGGGCGTTTTATCATTCCTTATTCCATTCGATTATTGTTTTTCCGTTATGTCCATGAATGTTTTCTAATTCTTGAATACTGTCATAGACCGTAATAGACTTGAACTTTGTTAGCCAAACCAGCACACACTTCCCCTCCGAAAAAACCACACCCTCAGCAACAATGCCAGTTCCCGAAATTCCCGACTCATCTTCAATTCGCAACAAGTGGAATGTTTTCATCCTGCATAATCTCCATCGAAGTAATCCTGCGTTTCCAATTTGTCATAAATCAATTCCGGCATGTTGTACCGTGCGTAATGTGGCAGTGTCCCCGCGCCTTCCCTGATTGCCTCGTACCTGTCCGCTATCTCTTTGCGTTGCTCGTATGACTTGACCAGTAACTTGTGATGCTCGATAGCGTAGGGGACAACTTGTCCGCAGCCGTTGGGATTTCCGGCGTGAATGAAATTAATCCCGAGCATATTCTGTTTCAACCCTAACCGCGTCTGTAAATCAGGGTATATCCCATCGTTGCAAAGTGTGTGATACTTGTCGGGGTACATGTACACCCTGGGAAACGCGAACAGGTTACCGCTCTCATACTTCTTTTGTCGGAGCCACGTTTCCAACGCCGGACTGACAACTTCGTCATCATCCAGCCGTAAAACATAATCACCTGAGCAGGCATTCACGGCTAAATCTGATACCATTTCCTGCAAAGGTACATCGTGCGCGGGTAGGTCGATTGCCACGTCTGCAAACTTTCTAAGGCACCCACTTTGCGCATTCTCGCCGTCTAATCCAATTACGAATTCACAATTAAGGATGGTCGCCAGCCTGTGCATCCGCATGATGAATAATCCGGCGTGCGGTTCCGCGTTGGTGACACACAAGATGGATAAACTCATTTCGCTACCATAAGTAAATCAATCGCTCTGAAAAGAACGCCCCCTAAACAACAACCGCACATTACCGCGACTAAAGTAAAAAGCACAAGTAATTTCTTGAAGTCTTTTTCGCTCATTTCGCTCCCTTTACCCACATGAACGCCTTTTGAAGTGAGGACGCTACCCGTTCTTCGTGCTCAATGTCGTCAGTGTTTTCGTCTGCTCGCATCTCGTTTAGAAATATGTGCATCAATTCGTGTACAACCGTTTCTTCAATCTCTTCGTCAGACCGATCCTGCATGTGGGTTATATTGAATGTGAGTGTGCTTTCCATGTATTTCCAGTTAGTGTCGCAGATTGCATCACAACTCATTCCGCCTTCCCAGAAGTCAACAAACACAACCTTGACTGTCTGATACCCTAATCCGGTATATTTAATCCACCATTTCAGATACTTACTAATCAGTTTCTTTGTCTCTGCAGGCGTTCTCATTGTGCAATCCCAAAAGTTAGTTTTTCTAAAGCCTCACGCGCTTTGCGTTTTTTTGCGGCAATCGACATTCTATTTCTGGATTCAACAGAACGCTTCATTCCTGTGTGTGTTGCAGCGACCTTGTCAATCGACTCTTGGCTGTGTTTTATTCCAGTTAGCGCTATGGATAGTTTTTTCTTTACTTCATCAGAAAGAGGTTTTCCTAAATGAGACTTCAAAAGTTGTTGTTTTTGAAATTCAGATATTGTTTTACCCTTATTTTTTTCTGATATTTTTCTTTTTGCCTCTTCCGTATGCTTTAACCCAGTATGAGATATTCTCATTCTTTCAAGAGACTCTGCTGAAAACTTTATTCCTTTATTACTGTCGGTACACTCTAACCTGAAGTTATAAATATTTTTACTGAAATTAACCACCGCTTGTTCATATCTTGTTAGTTCTTCCTTTTCACAGAACAAAACAATGTCAAACATGAAGTTTTCTTTACCAAGCAAGTTATAGGCTCTTTGTAAATGTAAATTAGGATGTTTATTTTTATCAAGCATTGAGTAATGAGAACATCGCCTCTGCTCTATATTTATCGACTGTCCAATATATTGTTTACCGTCAACAAGGTTGGTGATTTTATATATTCCTGCGCTGGTCATCGGTTATCCTTGAATGGTAACAATTGTGTTTGTAACGCGCTGTTTGATAGCCGCAAGCAACTTGTCCGCATCTCCAGCCCCCCTATGTATTTCTCCGCGAAAAGCATCTACGCGTTTCAATAGGTCAATCGCGTTTTCAAATATCTCGAATTCGCTTCCCTCACAATCAGACTTAAGAAGCGCAACCCGGTCAATCTCATACGTCTTGAACACGTTTTCAAGCGTGGTAGACGGTACTTCACCACCATCGAATATCATCCCGCCGCCGCTGTTATTCTTGTCTGTGCTAACAGTCACGTTCCTGCCATTCTTGGTGATAGCGCATAATTCAGCGGTGATACCTTCTAATTTATTGCGCTCGATATTCTCAATCATGGCGTTGTAGTTTTCTTCATTCGGCTCGAATGCGATTACCTTGATACCAGGATACTTTTTAGCCAAGTAACACGAGACAATTCCTTTATGCGCTCCGATGTCGATTACCACATCCCCGGCTTTCAAGTCGAGGTTGTCTAACTTGTAATCCTTCTCAATTTCGCGGCTGATAATCTTGGTCAAGCCGTCTGAATCAGGTACGAGGTCAAGCCCGATATTACTTGCGAAGCCGTCTTTGATAATCTCGTTACCCTTCATTTCGTCATTGCACCCTAAACATGGAACGGACATGGAACCATCAGGGTTATACAATCCAGTCTTGCCCCACTTGTGCATGTGTCCCTTTACGGGGTCGTGGACTTCCTCTGCCAATTTATCGAGGTAAGGAACCCAGAAATCTTTAACAATGAGATCTGCGTCATAAGCCATTGCACCCGCGCGGGCGCGTTCGCGGTAAATTTTGTTACCTTTTTTCTGGTAAGCATTCTCTAACTTTTGATAAATAGCTCCAATGTGAGGGACAAACCAATAAGCGCCGTATTGTGTATATTCCGGCTCCGCTTCTGTGTCGCGGTCAAGTTTCCATCCCGAGAAGCACAACTCGCCCATTGAGGACCAGTCGCCAACGATCACCGGGCAGCCTGCCGCTTGCGCTTCCAAAATAGGAATTCCAAACCCTTCACCTTTTGAGCACAACAGGTGCACATCCATTGCGTTGTAAAGCAGGTTCATTGCACCATCCGGGTAACTCAACGATGCGTAATGGTATTGGTTGGCTAAAATTACATCCTTGCCTATTTCCAGCCCTATGAATTGGCAGAAGGCGGGAATGTCAAACCCTTCGCCGCGCGTACCATCAGCGGTATGCAGGTATAGCATTGTGTCAGGGTGTTTGTCATGCAGCATCTTGAATGCGGATATGTTTTCAGCGAACGCCTTACGCGGGGGAAATCCTACGTTAGCCGCGACCATGCCAACAATGAATTTATCCTCGGGGAAGTCAATCTTGGCTCTGACTTCGGAGCGGTCAAGCGGTTTGAATACGTCTGTATCCACGCCATGAGGGATATAGTCATAATCCATCCCGGCATCATCCATCATCTTGGCGCCATGCTTTGAAATAACGATTCTTTTATACGCTTGCTTTACGGCTTCTGCGTTCCCTGTCGTGATAGGGTGAGAATCTATAGGAAACCAGGGTATCCACTTCGTATTAGGAAACTGATCAGGCTCACACACCCACGCATCCATGAGGGATATAACCACGTCTGCTTTTGCGGTCTTAGCGTGTTGTTCTAACACATCCTGACCGTACCTGTGTCGCGCGTTCGGGTATATTTTTATCCCGTCAACCCAGTCAAGCGTGTGTCCTGATAATCCCGCGAATGACGAAATACTCATGCTGTATCCGGCTTTTTGCAGACGCGGTACAAACAATCTAGTCTGACAACCATATCCGGTAGCGTAAAAAGGGCTGTTTGAGAACCACGAAATAGTCAGATTCTTTTCAGTTGTTAATGTGCTTTTCGCTTGTGTTTTAGTCATGTAGCACCGCCACATTTTGCTGAGCCATATAGCCAATTTCGGTCATGTCGCCATTGTCATGTTCTATTTCTTTATAGTGCTCAAGAAATTCTTTACATATTTCTTGGTTTTTAGTCACCGATGCAACATACACAATACCAGCCGAACTTATGGCTCTTATTTCTAAAGATACAATTGGTTTTATTTCACTTGCAAAATCTATAAACTTTGCCCCAAATTGTTCGGTTGAAATAGCCTTTATAAACTCGCTATAAAGTTCTAATGCTTTAGTAACATTCTCTCTATTCATTTTCCTAATCCTCTGTTAGGCTCCCAAGTAGGGACTGGCAGGCTGGGGAGGGGGCAGCTTTTCGGGAATTACCCTATCCAGTCCCTTGTTTACTTATTTACCGGGCAGGAATGCCACGTCAACAATTGCGACGGCATTCATCGCCCCAATGTTGTTTTCCTTCACGCCAACCCAGTGACCTTCGTCAACAAATGCGTTGGCGGCGGTTACGGTGATTTCAGCGGGGACGGCTGCAACGGATACGGCGGTTCCACCATCAGCAATAACTTTGCTAACAGCGGTTCCAGAAGTACCGAGGTCAACCAGTGACACCCATGAAGTACCTACACCAGGATTGGTGTAGTTGCACCCGACTACTCGGATTCCACCGTGACCAGTGGGAATGAGGAATATCGGGCGGAGCGCGTTAGATAGCGCCCCTACGTTTGCACTTACGAATTGAACATGATTAGCCATTTGTCATCTCCTATTAGCTGGTCGGGGCAGTGGCGTCAAAGATCATCTTCACGCCTAAAGCAGCGCGGTAAACACCGTGAGCATAAGAGCCGACAAAGTTCAATTCCAGCCCGCGCCGTGATTCGTCACGTTGGGGGTGAACCTTGAACGGATCGCGCCAGTCAAGCATCAAAGCGTTACGTGGGAACACACCGCCAGTGAAATCATCGGATGTATCAGGGGACACAAACGATTGATAGATGGGGACGCCCATGAAGCTGAACGCCTGGGACATTCCACCGCGAGTGATAGCGTCATTGGTTGCGGGCGTGGTTATCACAGTTGCACCAGCCACACTTGCAGCCTTTGCCAGCACCGCAGCCTGATAGCCATGAATCACAACGGACAGAGGAATGACGGTTGATTTATTGGCGTTGCGTGCGCGTGCGATTGCAGCTGCCACGTAACCCCAGGTAATTGCAGTCCCGGCGGCTCCGATGGTTCCACCAGTCAGACTTGCCATGTCACCAACGAGGTCGGCTTCAACCTCTGCAACTGCGGCAAACGCGAGGGCGGAGGCGCCGTCACGGATAATATCTTCCGGGGCTTCACTGCGGGCGCGTTGGTCGCTGATGAAATACTGATCACCGTATTCATACGGTGTGAGGGTAGCGAGCAGGGAGGGGGTGATGGTCGAGCTTGCCAGGTCGTCAGTTTCGGCAAGTTGTTTCATTGCTCCTGCGTTGTACCCGTACAATTTGCGCGGGTTCATGCCAGCCACATCGCCGCGAACGGAGATCAGGTTGGGCATAAGGGCGCTGTCGGTTATTGCGAAGAGTGCGTTTTCCTGCACCGCGTTAGCGATGGCGGATACGTCACTCCACAAGTTCATTCCTGCAGTCATAATTGCTCCTTAGTTGGGTAATGGACCGTTCCCGTAAATGAATGCCCGGCGCTGTTCGTCTGTGACGGTTCCTGTTGACGCGCCCGGATTCGTTGCGGATAGTCCTGGTTGTGGTTTCGGTAAAGCCTTTGCGATTGCTTCTGCCTTCGCCTTCATTTCGTCCTCTGTCCCCTCTGGGAGCAGGTCGTAAATGTCAGCGGGTATTTTGGCAGCCTCACCAACCTTGCGGCGTAGTTCGCGCAGTTCAGCGGCTTTGGTCTTGGCGGTCAGATCGTCAATGAGTTTTTGCGCCTTTTGCAATTCAGACATCTCGGCTGTTTTGCGGTCTTCTTCGGCTTTCTCAAACTCATCCGCCTTTTTCGCTTTCGGCTTCAATTCCCTATTCTCTTTTCGTAGGGCTTCGATGGTTGCCATTGCACGGGCAGCGTCAAACGGTTGCCCGTCCTTGCCTATTTCTGTTTCGGTGGTCACCTCGGTCTTGGCTGGCTCAGTCACGACTTCGGTTTCAATCTTTGCCACTGTCTCAGTAGCCTTTGTTTCTTCAGTCATTGCGTATTCTCCTTAGATAAAATAAAAAGCGCTTACTCTCCCATCTTGGGAAAATAAGCGCGGCTGGATAGCGGGGCTTTGGTGCTATTCGGTTGTTATTACAAAGTGTGTGTCAGGATTTGAACCTGATCGAAGTAGCTCGCCTCTTGTGTGACTCGCCTCATGCGTTTTTAGGGAAAGAGTCGTTACTCTTTTTGCGTCTGTTACGTAGTAACCCTAACGTGTTCCCACCACGCCGCACACACAGTAATTTCACTTGATAAGTAGATAACTTCGTAAGAGTGCTTCGTTATCCGTATCCTTGCCGGGACGCACACCCGGATTCCACTAACTAGCGTCACGTGTGATTCAATAATGTTGATAGTTTCGCGACCTCATCAAGGATTATTTATGTAATCATCGTAACCAGTAAGTCAGTAATCTCCTATTATGCAAAATGGCAGCTATTCGCTAAACGTCTTGATATTCAGCGCATACTTCTTGATTATCGCCTTGACAATCATTATCAGGGCGCGACAGACAATTTCAGCTAAAGCGGTGTCGGACATTCTACAAGTACACCTTAGCGTCCATATTCTCACGGATACCGACAACAACCTCATCCTCTTCGCAATTCTTTGTGGCAATCGCTTGCGCTGCGTCAAGGTCTGCGGCAATCACATAAGCGTATCTGTACCGCTTGTACTCTTCATCTTTTTTGAATCCTGTACCAACGCTGTAAAAATCGACATTGAACATTGAATTACCTTTTACAATCTCTGCCATATTATTCTCCAATCAAATCTTTCAATGGTGTACTGCCTCTCATTGTCCCAAACACGTCATTCTCATACTCTCGTGACAACGCGCTAAACTCAAACTTGCCGTCATTCCATGCTTCAAACTTCGCGTCACCCATGACGTTGCGCTGTGTGGCTTCATCCTGCTGCGTAAACCACTCGGCTCCCGTTTGTTCGATAGGGTTAGGCATTCCCTTGACCCACGGCAAATATTCGCATCTGCCCAGATGATGGTCGTTGCAGACCGTCCCGGCGGGGGCAACCGTGCCGTGCATTGCTATACAGCTATCACACGTCCTGTCGTCTAATTCGGCACACCAAACATCACCTTCAAGGATGTCTGCATTTTCTCTTCGAGTATTCGCGTTCGCTTCCCGATAGGAATAAAGTTGACTTGTGCGCATTTGTCTCATGGCGTCTGTGAGGGGATACCCATACTCATCAGTAATCCAGTTCGCAATCACACGCGGGTTCAATCCTTGCCCGACACGCTCCAATATTCCGGCGGCGATTTCATCAGCGTAGAATCCCGCCTGATTGTAAATCTTGCCAAATAACGCGCCGTCTGGGTCAAGATACTTTGCGAGAAAATCAAGCGTCTTGTCATTCGGGCGGAGGATGGTGTCTTTCGGTATATCCTTGACCTCTATCCCTAGCGCTAGAGCCACGCCTGCCAGTAGCAACTCGTTTCCCGCGAACATCCCGCGCTTTGCGGAATCTGTTACCGCCGCGCTCAATTCTGTGCGCATGTATGCGGAGTAATCATCCAGTTCGCGTGTCACCGATGCAATCAGATTCTTGTATGCCGCGCTTTGCTTCACCTGTGCTGTGGTTAGTTTGTCAATCTTCTGCAACGCTTCCAGTTGTTCTGTGAGCGCCTGTACCTGCGGGTCAATCCTCATGTAGCCAGTTGCGTATGCGTTCGCCATGCGCTCCAATACCAGCGAGTCAGCGTCATCGGCTTCGTTTTTCAGTTTATTCCAGACGTCAGTCAGTTTAGCGGGCATTAGACTGTCAATTTAACCACTACGTTTCTTAATGCGAAATTATCGCTACTATTGTAAAACGCAGTTGTGTTCTCAATATTTACATAAACGCTCTCGATTTGTACTCCGTGGTCTCTGAACAAAGTAGCTCTCCATGACGATATAAGAGCCAAGAGTTCTTTTTCCATCTCTGTCTTTTTATTTATAAGTTCCATATTTTTATTCATTTATTCGTCTCCCAGACGGTTATTTGGTCTTCCCTCGTGGCTCGGTATCGCCCGAATTTTGCTACACCACGAGGGTATCTTGGCTGGTTTGCGAGACCAGACACAGTTCAGGGAAGCGGAGACGAGTTGCATAGAACGCCTTCTAATCATCTCTTATCGCCAATCCCAGAAAGACCATTAGTAAAAACAATTGCGCTACAGTACCCACATAAATTCATTTCCTTAACAATTTCTATTCCTTTTCCGCCATTGTCAATAACGGTTTTACCGTCTTTTGCATAGCGTTTTGGATAAATTTTTTCACGCGTTTCTGACACAAACCTGACTGGTTTATCATAGGTTTCTTGTGGTCGAAAACAGCCTTCGCAAATAAACGACATTATTGTCCCTTCCCTGCCAAAAAGTTACGAATGATTGAGGAGCCCACATTACCGGCTGCTTGTTTCTCTTTCGCTAATCTATTTTGTTCATCTTCCCAATCAATGCCGCGTGATTTCGCTGCGGTCTCTTTCGAGCGGATGCCTAATCCCATTTCACTCTGCAAAGTTTGCACCGCTTCAACGTCATTCTCGGGCAGCGGGTCGCCAAACTTGACTTCGCCGGGGTCAGCTTCTGCACCGCTAAACCCTGCCAGTTGCAACAGTCGATTGTTCACGGTCAGTAACAGATCCCCGTAAAGTAACTGCTTCGTTGCGTTCTTGGCTATCTCATTCTTGAACAGCACACGTAACCCAAAGTTAGTCAGCGCCCCAACCTTATCTTTGACACTCTCACTGTCTACAGTTGCGGCTATCTCAAAGAAGTCGCGGCGGATGTCGTTGGCGTGGTCTCGGGATGAAGTGAGGTCACCGGATGGTTGTAATATGCCAAGTTTCGTGTGTTCGTTTCCGCCAGTTATTTCCAGCGCCTTGTCGGGTCCAACATCAAGGTACTCTTTGCCGTCTGTGTCCTTGAAACGCGGGAATTTGCCGCCAATAATCCACTTCTGTGCCCAGGCTTGCAAGGCTAGAATCTTGTTGATGTTACTCCGCGCTTCGTTGTACTTATCCTGTAAATCTATAATGCCTTCGATGTCGGAATATCCGTACACGTTGCCAGCGTTTGGTAGATTCTTACCATGAACGATAGGGGGGAATGGATAATCCCAAATTATCGGATTGTCTACGTTCTCCCACTTACTTCCAGTTTCCTTACTCAATTTTTGCGTTGTGATAGTCCACTTCAATAAATCAACCTTGTTTGAAGCGTCCTCGTCAACGTATTTGTAACCCTTCTCTGTCAATTCACGCCATGCTGTGTCACCATCATTCCAACGGTACACGTATGCCAGCACATTCTCAATATCATCATGCGCTGTGTGGATGGTCAAGTTGAACGGGTTCAGCGCGACAAGTCGATTGGTAACCGTGCCGTCCATTGCTACCTTACCATTCGGGATTATCTTGATCGCAGGTGTGCCGTATATGCCTCCAAACTGCCCCAAATCATGCAGTAACACGTCCTTTTTATTCGCGTCCCACGTGGTAGCAATAACCTTATCCTGCTCGGATTCACCCTCACCCGGTAAGTCAAACTCAACGCCTGCACCAAACAGCATTGATACTGACCTGTCGACAATCGTTTTCGTGTGGTTGGTGATGACGTTGTAATCTTTGCCTAACCCGGATATTTTCAGCGGCTTGCGCTGGTTCCCGTAGTAGTAACTCATCAACCCGGATAATTCTTGCTGCCGCGCTATATGTGTCTCTTCCAACGCGTCTTTACCACTCAACCCGAACATCTGATTGACTGTATCTACGATATACTGTTTGACAATGTTCGCCATACACGCTCCTTAGTTACTAGGATCATCAAGCGCGATTGAAACACCCGTCTCAGATAGTTCAGTCATCGCCCACACTTTCGCATCTAACCTGTTCGGGGACGTATCCCCAGGTAACCACA